GGGTGTTCTAGGACTGGCTGCCACTTTTCTTGTAGATGTTCTGTCTGAAACATTTTAGTTTCTCCTTATTGTATTTCTACAGTTATTTATAAATTATGCACTCTTTGACCGACTGATTGCCGACATGTACGAACGAATCGTATCAGTCGTATCAATGTCCTGTGCAGTCTCACCATTTTCATAATCAATCACGAAAGACGTTTCCCCACCAGTTTTCGGGAAATAACTTTCCTTTAAGGTGTCCAATTTTGCACGGAAAGTATCTTCTCCAACAAAATCAACATCTTCGGTAAGGGATTTGAACTTCTCTACTTCAGTAGCAGCAAGGTCTTCAGATACTTCACTAACAATCTGTTCTCTTGTAAGAGATTCAACCACCTTTTTCTTCTCAACGTTTTCTTCAATAGTTGCATTGAGTTTTTCTTCCAACTCAGCAATTTTTTCTGACTGAGCTTCTAGAACGTCATATTTTTCATCAGGAACATCAATATAATGATCTTCAAACAATTGTTTCAGACCACTGATAAAGTCCTCAGCGATTTCACCCTTTAGACCACGTTCAATCGCAAGTTCGTTCTCTGTCATCCACTGTTCGACAACGTAACCAAGATAGTCATCAACTTTCTCTGACAACTCTTCTTTGATTGTCTCTGTAGCTTCTTCAAGAGCAACTGCGTAGCCTTCTTCCATTCGCACAACTTCACTACGGATTTTCGATTTAACAGCAGCTTCAAAAATCGTCGCTGCTTTTTCTTTAAATTCTTCGGAGAGGTCTTCACCAGCAACCAGTGCGTCAACATCTTCTTTGACGCTGATTGATGCAATTTTCTCTTCGATAGCATCTTTCTCAGCCTGAAGTTTCTCAAGTTCTTCTTCAGTCTTTGCATTTCCTGCTTCTTCAATCTTAGCAGCATGACTCGCAAGCATCTCTTCGATTTCAGACTTCTTCATCTTTCCAATCTGTTCAAGAGCTTGTGCCTTTGTCAACTTCGCTTCTCCTAAAACTTCATCACCTTCGGGTTCGTACCCAGCGGCCATAGCCTGTGATTTGTTAGAGGTTGGTGTGCCATCAGGATTACCCTGACCCTTCACCATCTTCTGAGGTTTGCCTTCGGATTTCTGTTGTGCATCTCCGCCAACTTCTTTTGCACTTTTATCTGTAACGTCTGTTGGGGATTTTTTTGCATCTGGTTCAACAACCGGCTCTCCGCCATCTTGGACTTCACCGCCAGGTGTTTTACCTTTTAGTTTTGTAGGAGCATCTGCTTTCCCGCCCGAATCATCGGGCTGACTGGCTTCTTCTAGTTCGGCCAATACCTCAGCTTCAAGCTCCTCAATTGTTTTATCTAATTCGGACATGGAATTGTCTCCTTTTTGCATTTATATTATTTATAAGTTATAACATTTTGAGGAATTTGGCGAACTCTAACGCTTCAACATTCGCCTCTCGTTGACGTTTCTTAACATCAAATTTCGTTTTTAACTCTGCAACATGGGCTTCTACCAATGCGCCTTGGTTCCAAACCCACTCTTTACCCTCCATAATACCCTCAACAAAAGCGTTGGGTGCAGAAGGGTCTGCAACAATATCTGCCGCAGTAGCAAGGTAAAAATCATCTCTCACATAGTTAGCACCATTCTTTTGATCCAAACTTCCCATGCCCCTAGATGAAACGCCTAACTTGGCACCTTCATCCATAAGGTTTTTAACAATTTCTCCCATTGGTGTGGCCATAATTTTTGCCTCCCCAATGAAATTCTTACCATCTGGTGTCAGAGAGGTAATCATGTGTGACACTCTTTCCAAATTGACGGTAGGCCCGTCTGGATGTCCCAGTTCACCAAATGCACGATTTTCTCTGATAAAGTTTTTATTATACTTTGAAACTTCTTTCTGTAGAACTTCCATAGGATATACACGGCCGTTACGATTTTTAACGTCAGCCTGCATGAATATGCCTTTGATCTTGTAGGTCTTACCACCGTCTTCTTTTGCTTCGGTGATATACTCTACTTCTTCTACGGCTTCTGAAAATAATTTTACAGTTTGCATCTCATATCCCCTATGACGTATAGTTTTCGTCTTTCTTAAATTCGATGATAACAAAACCAGATGTACCAAAAGTAGTTATTTCATGGTCACCAGAAGTTGCTGTTGTATTTGCCGCAGTGCCAGGAATAACGCCAGCAGAACCATCATAGTGTCCAGTTCCGGCAAGTCTAATCTGAACAATATCTGTTCCAGAAGATACTTCTTGAATTTCAACATGACCAGTATCATCATCAGCACTACCTTGAGTCAATGCCCACCAAATTCTGGCGATGTGTAGTTTTGCACCGTTCGCATGTCCATCTAATGTGCTTCCATCTAAAATAGCGCCATTGGCCGCAGCATCATCTTCAATATCAACCTTAAGCGTAACTGTACCGCCAGCGCCCGGCGCATTAACAACGGTATCTCTGAGTACTCTTGCAACAATTGCCATTCTTATCCCCTAGATCGCTAACATTTCTTTTTCAAAATATCCAAGAAGTTCCTTCTCAGGAACTTTATATTTCTTAGATATGTCTGTTATAGTTCTTTCGAAACTATTTAGGAAATCTGAAGGTTTCGCATCCATTTTTTTAAACAAATCGTCCACTGCATCCTTCATTTTAGGTGAAAGACGCTTATATTGCTGCGATTTCTTGTGCTCATCCCGTTCTACAACTGTAGATTCATAGATTTCCTCAATCCGTTTCATTAACGTCCAATTCCTTGTCCTGATATTTGACAAATGTATTGGCCAATTCACGCCGTTTAACTTCCAAAGCATCACCGACCCTAGTGGCCATTGTGATACTAAATGCTTTCTCTGCTTCAAGATTGTTACCATCCACAAGAGCGTCTATAAATTCTTTACTCATTATCATCTCCTTCTTCTTCATAATCTGGCATTGATTCTGGTGCAATAATACCACCCGCACCATCCTGTGGATACCTTGTGATACCATCACCACCATCTGGCATATCAATACCACCATCCAATGGATCAGTCTCAAGTTCTTTCTTCATTTGATCACGCATTTCAGTAACTTCAGCATCAGTCATATTTAGTACCTTCTTCAATACAAATTCTTTACTGAAGAATGTCCCAATGTAAGACTGAATACCATCAAGTGTCTGAATACGATCATTAAGAAGTTCTGCATCCTTCAACTCTGCAAAGTGACCATCTTCCATGAAGTCGTACTGAATATGCTCTTGCATACGAGGCCAGTCTTCCGGTGCAATTACACCTTTAAGGAGTAGGTTAGTCTTGAGCAGGTCAGTGAATAGGGGGGTGAATTTCTTACGAATACGTTGTACGAACTTAGTGAACTTGAGTTCATCTCTGGTAATTTCTGATGCTCGACCCATACTGAATCCGTTTTCGGCTTCAAGTCTTGAAATCGGCACGTTAAGTGAACGGTATAGTTTTCGTTGGAAGTATACGATATCATCTATTTCCCCAAGGTTAGAACCACCGGGAAGTGTCGTAATCTCTGTACCTCTACCACCCTCACGGCGTGGCAACCAGAAATCTTCAAGCATCGACATATGATTTCTGTCGTCTCGAATCTCTCCGGTGGTTGCATCGTAAACTAACTTGTTACGATAACGGTTCATCACATCTTTTAGATATTGTTCTGCTTTGACCTTCGGTAGATTACCGACATCAATATAGAAAATTCTACGCTCAGGTGCGCGAGAGATACGATAGATAACAATCGCATCTTCAATCATACGCAACTGGTTAACTGGTTTGATTGCTTTGTGTAGATATGAGATAACTCGACCTGAGTTACTGTCAAGTAGTCCTGATGGAACATACACTATCGAATCAGCAGCAATCTTAATTCCTTGATCATTACCCTGCGAACCAGCTGCTGAAAATGATTTATCATTGTAGATAAAATACTCTTCTACTTTAGTAATCATCTCAATGCCATTGACACTTGGATCAGGGTCTTTTTTTGTTTCCCGAACCTTGCGAATTTTGCTTGGGTCAATAAATCTCAAAGATTGCAAACCTTTTTGCGGGTCTTTATTATCGATAACTTTATGAGATCGGAAGAGCACACGTCTGAACTCCAGTCACATGCCTAAATCTCG